CCTCCATTTCAATATCATGCCGTCCAGTTGCGCTACAGTGGCTGAATCGAACCGGCCTGCGACGCCTCCGCTGAAGAGGGTTTGCAGCGCAGGAAGGACAACCACAGCTTGGCCGGTAATGGCCTCATACGAACTGAGGAGGGCAGAGAGCGTAACAAGGTCAACATCAAGGGATGCCGTCCCTCCAGCAAGCCCTGAGAACAAACCATCAAGGAGGGGCACCTCGACAATAAGTTGGCTCAGGGCCTGCTGGCTGGAGGCAAAAGCGGAATACAGCCCTGGCAGATTTACGACAAGCTGCCCGAGTTGTTGAACATCGGCGCCGAATAGCCCTGCGAAGGGCGGCAGGGCTACGACCAGTCTGTCGACAGTGCCGACGGTGCCGGAGAACAGCATCTCCAGTATCGGCACATCTTGGGCCAGCATCGAGCCACTGGCGGCGGAGAAGGAAAGATCAGGGAGGTTGAGGCCGAGAGTACACGACGCACCGACAACTGCGGTGAACGCGATCTCCTGGAAGGGTACTTCGAAATCAAGATATGGCCCATTGTCGAACTCACACGATACTGCTGTAAGATCGACCATCATCCACGAGGGGTGACTCAGCTCCCCGAAAAACTCAATGAGCGGTAACTCAGGCTCAAGAGCGGCGTTCACTCCCTGCGCCCGAAGATCGATGACAATCGCCGGGAGCGGAACTTCGAATCCGGAAGGGACTCCGAAGGCAGCCGTGACAACCGGCAGAGACGCGTCGAGCCAAGGCATCGTCCCTATGGTGCAGGTTATCTTAGGTAGGTGGGTAAAAAGCTCTACTGTCACGGCGCCCCCTTACGAGCTTACGCAGATGCCGGCTGAGTAATCGTCCCGGTATCGACTGTAGTTGTCGCTCCTGTAGTGATGGACAAGCTGGACATGCGCAACTCGCCGGACCCCACTCCGCAGACACCGTCGAACCTGACAGCGGTAGACGAGGCCCCGGTCGTGTAACTGTTGTCGTAGTATCTGAACCACCCAGCAGTGCCTGTGGCAAGCCCAACACCGCTCCATGTCTCAGTCGTTTCTTTGGCGCTTACTCCGGCGGCGGCGGTGCCAAGGTTCAATCCGTTGGTTGCAGTCCCCGGCGTGAACGCGCCCGACGCGATGGTGATTCGGAGCAACTTAGTCCCGGACTCAGTGAGGTCGGCGGTGGTCGGCTGAGACCCGGTGTATACTTCGATTACACCGTTTCGGAGCAACTCGTCCATGGACCCTCCGCCCGCTCCGGCGGCGATAATGACCTGATCTCCTGCTATTTCCGTGGTAAGAGATGCTGCAGGGATCTCGACGTACCCAGCAGCGACTGCTGAGATTTTCTTATTGGACACGTTGTTCGACGTAGAGCCGGCAACAGTGATGTAGTCCCCAGCGATATAGCCAGCAGTTACGAACCCACTCCCAGAGTCAGTAATTCGATCGGTGCCGTCTGTGCCGGTGCCATCTTCAAAAGCGAAGGTTACTCCAGTAATGAGGTTTTTAGGGTAGCTGTTCTGCGAGAGCATCGCATTTCGTAGTCCGGTAGACAGTCTGGTAGTCATGGTAATCTCCTATGATATCAAGGCTCGATTAAAACGATGTACCTGTCTCCGGCCATCGTCGCGCTTGCGTATCTCCCAGAGGGAAACACGAGTTTTTTCAGTGTCAAATTGGTGAATGTGCCGTCGTCGCTTCCAGAACAGATCCCTTGCGGGGTGGTGAACAGCACTGGGTTGCCGACGACGCCGAGCTTCGCTCCAGGGCAGACAACGTCAGACCCCTCGATTACGCCGTACTCGGCCTTCGGTTCGCGTCGGAGTTCCTCCCACTTCGTCCCCCGGTAGAACAGTACCTGTTGCGACGTACCGACCCACAGCCCTTGCGGAGTCGGGCGAAGCATTGTAACGTGGTGAGGCATGAGCTTAAACCCGTTGTGCAGGTCGAAGACCCCATAGAACGAAGGGACGGAAGCGAACACAGCGTTGTCGCGAGCAATCAGGGCTCGGGCAGCGAACCAGCTTACTATGTGCCCGTTCGGGGGGTTGGAGAACGTCTGCCGGGGGTCGCCCGGCTGCGTATAGCCGCCTTTCTCCCATACATAGCTAGCGTTGTTTGCGACGTATCCCTTCTCATACCCATTGACGTAGTAGATCCTCCCGGCGATGGGGTAGTACCGCATCCTGGCCCCAGCAGTCAGCCCGGTGCGTATCGACGTGGCGGTGTACGTTGCGCTCATCAAGTACAGGGTCGTCCCGCTGACAAACAGGCATATCTCACCGTGCACGAACCCACAACGAGCGGCGGAGGCATTCTTCAATGTCCGCCCGAGCCTGCGGGATACCCGCCCCGAGTTGTCGATATCGACATTGATCGCCTGCGACAACTCAGTGACTCCAGTCTTTGGGTCGAACTCAAGCCGTACAGGATCAAGGGCGTTATTGAGCCCCGTCGTAGACTTATAGATTGGTATGAACTTCGCCTGCGCCATCGTTATGTCCTGTACGCAGGGTCCGAGCCTACCCGAGTTTCGAGGTTGTGCAGCTGCCGAAAAAGGTAACGTCCATCGGAGACATACTCCTTGAACGACAGAAGATGATCGCGTGCCTTGACCGGGTCCTGCGCCTCCATGTCGTGATGATTGAACGCCTTGTATGCGGCCCACTCGATGCACGCCCGCTGCAGCCGAGGCGGAAGCTCCGGAGTAGCTGCGGTACCAGCAACCGCGCCGTCACCAGCCAAATCATACCGACTGTACCGCCAGACATGCAGATTGAGGATCAGCCCGTTCTCAGCGATAGTCGGCGTAGGCGCAAGCTTGATGAAGCCGGTAGTCTGGTCGGTCTGCCATTGGTTCGGCATCCCGGACGCAGTGTCGTCGAAGTCAACAGGCCATTCGTCAGGCTCTGTGACTGAGTCCTGGAGGACTTTGCCTAAACGCTTTGTTCCATACCAGATATTCATGATCTGAATGGCTCTGGCCGGGATTGCATAGAGCGCCGTGCTCGTAGCGAGCGTCAGCGAGTAGTTCGCTATATCGACGAAAAACCCAGTCTCTTCGCAGAACTTATCTTGCCCTTCAGCAAGGTAGGCGAGGAGCCTTGCGTCGCTCCATGCTCCATTCGTCGTCTCGCTGTTGAGGACTTCGAGGAGTTCTGTCAGCATCTCGGCGCGGGTCATGGCTTACGCTCTCCGCCAGGGGATTGCTGAGTACCTTCGTTCTGTTTCCTCTAGTTCTCCGGTGTATGGGTTTTTCTTCTGCTCGATATGTGTAGCTATGGCGAGTTCGAGAACGTGGACTACCTCGGGAGGTACCTCTACAGGTACTCCCCTCTTTATTTGGTAAACCACTCCGTTGACGCCGACTGCTTCGTAATTGTCTTTGCAGCCTGCCATTTCATCGATGATAATGCGAATTTTCCTGGTCTTTTCGTCAATGCGGATGGCACCCATCGGCTCGTCGAGTTCTTCGTCGGTCGCCGACATGATCGCGTCGATCATCGCCTGTTTCTTAGCAGAAACTACTTCCTTGACGGGCTTCCTACTTTTCTTCTCCGGCGCTGCCGGCACGTTCATGTCAACTTCTACTTCAAACTCGTCGTTCATTTATACTCCTCCATTTTATGTTTCTTCCCCTGCGCCGCCTCGTCGAAGGCGGCGTCGAACTCTTCTTCCGTCGTATACTTCTCGTCGAGCATTGGCATGAGTTTCTCAATTATCTTGACAACCTCAGCCGCATTTTTAGCGATGTACTGTTTCTCGCTGGAGCCGGGATAGCACTCACACATACTCTTGTTATTTGCTTTCTCTTTCGGCTTAATCGGCACCCTGCACTCAATGACGAAACCGTTCGAGGCTTGTCCAATTTCCAACATCCGCTTCATATACATCAGGTGTTCTCCTTGCTGTAGGGTTCAATGAAGAGGAGGGATTCTGCACCCTCCCCTCGGTTGAGCCTTACAGTTTTTCCGGTTCGCCAATTTCCTTGGCGCCGAGCGCTTCGCCCAACTCACCGAGAGTCATTGACTTCTGACTCTCCTGCATCGCGTCTATAAAAGCGATTGCCCCTATAGCTTGGTGATACACCATCCAAGCATTGTCTCTCTGCGCTACCAGGCTCTGCCGCTCTTTGGTTAAGTCCATGTTAAGACTCCGTCCTGTTGGTCGCAGCGTTGGTACACATAATGTAATATGGCGTACCGCCTTCAGTCACGATCTTGAGGGAGTGGGTCAGTCCTTGCGTAGTGTGGGCGCAGAACAGCCCGCCAGATTCAGCAGCGACGTCCGGAACGCGGAACAGGTTGTTCGACTTCTTCGCCCCGGTATTGGTGAACCGTAGGAACGCAAAGTTCGTTGGGACAGTGACCTCGGTAGCCATGTCAGTGTCTACCTGAATGACCGCGCAAGTGCCTCCCAATGTGGTGGACAGCGCGGCGATCCCGAAAGTCACTCGGAGAGCATTGGCTGCCCCGGATACTGCAGCGGAGGCTCCAGCGGTGCCGAGAGAGATGTGAGCGCCGTTTACCGTTCCGCCAGTTGCGACGGACACGTTGTTGATGGTACTCATCGCCCGGAAGGCTTCGCCTGACCCGCCTGCGCCAGAGAAATAAAGCCTGAGATACTCACCTCGCATGTCCCCGGTAGTGTGGGTCGCGTTCATAAAATTGCCTACGGCGTTTTTGGCGGTAGCCCCAAGCTGCTCAAGCACAGAGGTCGATGTTGCCGGACCTACACGAGGACGGCCTCCAGAGTGGGTGAGAATTTCGTCGGTGACGAGGCGAAGAGTCCTAACTTCTTGTCTGCTCATAATAATCTCCTCCAGGTATTATAGGCCCGCCTGGACGGGCTATCTTTTTTAGCGGAACGCTACCACGCGAACAACGTCGGCTGCGGTATCGCAGATGTCGGTACCGAGAGTAACGCCTTCGCCTTTTCCGAGCATATCGTACAGACTTGCGCCGGTTGCGGTAGCGACGAACGGTTTGTCGGCGGTGGCAACGGTTGAGCTAGTGATCGACAGAATGGCTACGGTCTCTCCGTTGATGGTGACTTTGTCACCTACTGCCAGCTCGCCAACGAAGTTGGTAGAAGTTCCGGTGATAGTCGGCGACGCCGCTGTTACGGCGACGGTGCCGGTAACGGCTGCGCCGGCATTGCGGCCTGCGTACAGCGTGATGGACCCTGCAGCGTTGACCGAGTTCTGTGTGTCAGCATGGTTGCCGTTGTCAAGCGAAGTGCCTGCGGCCATGCCGTAGAAATACTCGTAAGCAGCGAGGTTGTTGACGTTATAGGCTCGCACATAGCGAGGCTGCCAGCCGCAAACCAAGTTCACAGCGACAGCGGGGTTAGAGACGGTCACGGAAAAAACCTTCTGGACCTGATCTGCGTAGTTCAAAGACATTTTATATTCTCCTTATTTTAAGAGTTGGGGGCCGAAGCCCCCTTCAATTTTAAAGCTCTGCAGCCGCTACCTCAGCTCTGCACATCCAGAGTTGATTCAGGATGACAGCCGCGAAGTAAGTCTTCCAGCCAATCCAGCCGCGCTGGCCGAGCTGATCGCCTTCCCGAGAAGTTCCAGGGTTGACGACGAACGGGTCGAGGGCGGACTTCCCTTTGAGCGGTGTTACCGCTGCGCAGTCGGTGGAGATGTAGATGATCGGATATACGTCGGCACTGGTGCCGGTCGTGGAAATCATCGTAGTGCCGGAGCCTGCTTTGAGTCCACCACCGTCAGCCCACGAGGTGAACACAGTAGAGGTTAGATACCGAACATCGCCGATACTGCCGATCTCAGTCGGATACGAGGACATCGAGCCGTAGTCGACAACATCCTTAAAGCCAGGGATTGCCTGGATGGTAGGTTCGAGGTCGGGATGAATAAACGCGATGAACGACGGCTTGACGGATACAGTCTCCATCTTAGCCGAGCTGCTCAGTCTTTCAGTGATGGTGGACGCATTCTGACGCTTAAAGCCCCTCGTAATCTTCTGCTGCAGTGCTTTGGTCAGCGGAGTGTTTACATCGGTCCGCGCAGTGCCGTTAGCGAAGTACACGTTAGTGCCAGCCTTCATTACGTTGAACAACCGAGTCTCAACAGAAAGTGCCGCCTGTTTTGCGAGAATGCTGGTGTACTCTTTGATGATAGGGTCTTCGTGCGTATCGGCTACGCGGTCAGAGATACCTACCCACGCGCCGATTTGCGACAGATTTGCCTCATAGTCGGAATGCGTGATGGTGCTGGACGGAGGAGTAACTCCCTCAGTCAGGTCTGCGATCGCTGCAGCGAGCGCCGCGTAGCGCCGAAACTTGATAGTGCTCGATGCGTTCTGCGGGATTTCATGAGTTTGCAGGAACGGTTGCATAATAAGTGCAGGGTCAGCTCTCATAAGAAGCTTGCCAGCCACATACCCAGCCGTTCGAAGGCTAATATCACTCACTGTCATTGTCATGGGGTCATACCTCCAAAATTAGGAATTTACGGCTGCGTTGAACGCCGACTCGAAGTCGTCTTCGTCAATACCGCCCTTTTGTGCTGCTTGTCGACTGCGTACTCCCTCCTGGGATTGCAGTTTTTTCTCCTTCGCAGCCTTCTGTGCAGTCTCTTCAGGAGTCGGAGTTGAAGATGGAGGCCCCTTCCCACTACCATTCGTTTCCTTCTTGAAGATGTTGAACAATTCTACAATTTGCGAAGCGCTCCCCTTGTCGAGGACCGCGTTGTACGCTTCTTTCTGAAAATCTGGCAGGGTGTTGACCCAGTCCTCGACCTTCGGCACGATTTCAAAAGCGTCGGCGTGCCCTTTGAGGATCTCCGCTTCATGCGTGTTCTGAGCTACGACCTTGGCGGTCGCGATTGCCGGGGCGAAGTCCTGCCCCATCTGGGCAAAGCGTTGCTCGATCGTTTCCTGGAAATGCGCCAACTTCTTATTGAATGCGTTTTCCGCCTTGGCGAAGGCTATGCGCTCGACGGCCTTCAGAGCCGCTGCGGTGTCCGGGAAATTGGTTTCGACTTCCTTGAGGGCGGCTTGCTCCTCCGGGGTCAGTACTTCGCGTGCAGTGGCGTCTGCTTGAAGACGGTCACCTTCCGCTTTTGCGTCTGCGTCGGCTTTTGTCTTTGCTTCTTGCGCGAGACGCTCTACCTCTGGATCAACCTTCGGTGTCGGCTCGGGCTGCGGAGCGGCCTTGACAGGCTCAGGCTCTACCTTCGGCTTCTCCTCGACAAGAGGGGTAGGCTCGTCTACGACGACCGCTTCAGGCTCCGCCTCGACGACTACGTCCTCTTTCTCGGGTTCTTGTTCTTCCCCACCTACGGCGACATTGAAAGCGAGATCGAACTCGTCTTCTGTCACTCCGTTATCAATTACTTCGTCTGCCATGAAATCCTCCGAATTTTATCTATAGTGTAACATTCATATACAGGTGTTGTCAAGACAATATGTGTATCAGATCTTTA